TCAATAAATACTCCTACGTGCGAACTCATAGGACGACCAGTACGAGGATGTAAATTACCATTATTACGATCATTTTCGGCTAGCAATCCAAAATCAAATATATTATCAATTTTCACTGTAATAGTATTACCTTTAATATCACGATATTGAGTAAATGTATTACCATAAGATAACATACCTTGCGTACCACTAATCATCTTCTCACCTAATGCTTGAGTAAAACCATTAGCTTTAGCATCATTCATAATTGCTTCATGGAAATCATCTGCAAACCCAGAACCGCACACCAATACTATTTCCATTTTACCTGTATCGGTATCTTTATCAAATACGTGATTAATAGTACCTTTGATTTTCTGGAGAGTAAGTACTTCTCCATAAGTATCATAGTTTACTTCTTTAATCATTTCAAAGATACCAGCACCTTCTGGAATAGGTTCTTCTGAATCCCAGTCAATCATATGAATACTACCATCAGCTTGACGGTTAAATTCAGATGTCCAGTGATGTTCATCATTATACATACGCATATCTATCTCGAATTGACGCATTTCTTCGTTAATCCAAAGATTAGATTTACTACCATCTTCCATTTCAAATTCAATTTCTACTACCTTATTAGCTAAATTACCTCCAATATGTTTAGAATATCTTTGGAATGAAATTTGGTTAAACATTTCACCTATACCACGAATATTACTTCTATTCCCACGAGAGAATGATTCCGGTACAGTAGGAGCTGTCATAACCCAGAACTTACCAGGAGTAAGGTTACTAAGATTACAAGCTACATTAGGATTTTTAAGTTGCAAAGCATATTTAAAACTACCATCGCTTTGCTTCTCTGGTTTTGCCATTATCCTAGCTTTTGTAACTCCATCAGGAGCAATAAGTCCATATTGCTCAATAAGCAAGCCTGACTTAAAATAAACAAAGAAAGGTTTACCACCTAAACCAGGATTAGGATCATTAGCTGCGTCAAATTTAACAATAGATTCAGAATGCCTAGCTCTACCTTGAGTTTTCCAACGATATAAAACTGAATTAACTTCTTTTAAACCTCCAACTTGTCCTTCTGTCATAGATGTAATAGTAAACTTATTACTATCTGTACCCCAGAGACGAGTAAGTGTAGGAACTAGTACATCAGGTTGATCTAACATTAATTTACCCAATGATCTTTCATTAGTGTACCCATCGCTAACATATTGAGTTCGGGTATCAAGTTCACGTACTGCCATTTTTAAAGTATTATAATTAAATTACATTATTCTAAACTACTATATTGACCTCTTTGACCAACTTCAGATTTAATTTTAATTGATCCTGGACTATTAGTATTATTTATATTTAATATTTTAGAATTTCCACCTAGATTTAAATTTCTACTAGAATTTCTATATTTACTTACTAATTTATCATCTGCCATACTAGATACAAGTTGACTAAAATCAACATTTGTAAATCTAAGTAATGCAAATAATACTTTCCTTTCTAAAGGCTCTCTAGCTGCATCTAATTGCTCGCTAGTATATTTACCTTGATAAGTTCTTTTAGTTACATAATCTATAAAATTTTGTCTACTTACAGATCTAATAACTCCATTATTATCTTTAACTTTTAATATTTCTGGTATAGAAAAATTAAGTAGTTTACCAGAATTTATAATATTTGCAATATTATCAGTTTGTTCTTTAATACTATTTTCATATTCTATTTCTGCATTAGCAGCTTCTTGTGCTAATTTAATTTTACTATCATTAGACCTTTTCTTTAAACTATCTAATGCTAATTTACTTTTTTCAAGAAGTTTATCATTATCTTTATATAGTGTAGCTATTTCCATAGCTTCATCTTGTGATTTACCTAGTGCCATTTCATTTTCAACAATAACATTAAATTGCTGAGTAGCATTATTATTATCTAATTTAATAGAATCATAATTTTTTATAACACCAAAACCATCAAGGCTGCCATTTATTTTTGTATAATTAATTGCATCTTCTATTCCAGGAAGAGAACTGATAAGTTGCTTATATTTATCATTAGCTAATTTGGTAGCTTCTTGCTCAACTAATATTTTCTCCCTTTTTGCCATTCCTTCTATAGTATCTTCAAATACCATAGGATTACCATGTTCATCTAAAATCTCATATCCACTCATTTTAGATACTAAATCAGGTAGACTACCATCATTGGTAGCAATATCCAAATCTACATTATCAATTATATATTGAGTAAGTTGATCTTTACTCATTACAACTTGATTATTAGCATCTACTAATTCACCATTAGCATTAATTGTACCTTCTTTTCCTCCTTCTAATGTAACCTTATCTAAAGATTTTATATAATCCGCTGCTAATTTTATCTTACTTTCTTTTAAAGTATTAACTTCTGTTTCATATTTATCTTTTGGTAATAATACTTCTCCTTTCTCATTTATAATATCTCCATTTGAGTTAAAATACAAACCATCTTTGGAATTATTATATTTAGATAAAATTACATCATTAGTTATTTTATCTAATCCTTCTTTTTTATCAAAAGATATAATATTATCTGGTGTACTAGGATTATTAGGAATATTACTAGGTTGATTAACAGGTGGATTGTTTAAATCATTTGTAGGTTTAGGTGTAGTAATAGGAAGATTTATAATCTTTTCACCTAATCCTTTGAATACACCACTTCCCTCATTAATAGGGTTACCATTTTGTGCTTCTTGTGCCATAATTAATCATTTAAAGTTATTCAATTAAAATTAATAGTATTAACATACATACTTAAACCATGTATATTTACAGGACTATAAAAAAATTACTATATAATAAAATATAATTTTTAGTTTTTATTCATTTTAGCTATACGTTCATTAGACCTAATTTTATCTCTTTCTAAATTAAGTTTATCTCTATGTTTAATCATATCACTTTCTTGTTTTAATCTATCTAAAGATAATTTTAATTGAGATACTACATCTGTATTTTCAGATATATCATTATTTGTTAATTCCAGTTGTGCTAATTTAGCTTGCACTTCTATTATAGTACGATTATTCTCACCTTTTTCTTTCAATACAGCTATATTATAATCATTTTGCCTATCCTTTTCAGATTCTTCTGCTTGCAATTGCTGTAGTTGTAAGTTTAATTGTTCTTTCTCATTAGCTATTCTTTCTTGCATAGCTCTATTTTCATCATCAAATTCTTTAATTGCATTCAATAATGCAGTAGTACTTTCTTCAGTAATAGATGTAATAGCTAAACCATATTGATTATTTTGAGCGGCGGCAAATGCTATATCTTCTGCTTTACGCCTCTTTTCTCTTTCAACAGCGCTATTTCTTACAAATATTTTATAGTCTGCTAATATATGAGACTTACTATCAAAAGGTATAACAAAGTTTTTACCATTAGTATTTCTATATGATAATGATTCCATATTTGCCATTAATACCTTACTATAATCAATATCCATTGTATATTCTTTTTCTAAGAACTTATCAAATATTGTATATATTAAAACAGAACCCATAGAAGACCTAACTATAGCTTCATTAGTTGTGGCTTTACCTGCACTAGTATTAATATCACCATAACGCTGAGGATTCATATCTACTAAATCCCAAGCTTCGTTTTTCATTCTATCTATAATATCTGTAAGTCTTATTATGTAATCATCTAAACCTATATCGACAGGTTTTATACTATTAGCTTTAGTATTTGAATCATCATCACTATCATCATATATATACAAAGAAGCAGCATCCATTCTATAAAGAGTTTCTTCTTCATCGCTACCTAACGTAGATTTAGGTATAACCATAATAGAACCTTTATTCCTACCAATAGCTTTTTCTCTAGCGAAATATAATATGTTTCTACTTATTTGAAATGGTTTAAGTATAGTAGGAATACTAAAAGTAAATCCAGTACCAGGTATTAATTCTTCTATACCACCATAAGATAACTTACAATCTTTTATATTGTCCAATGACCTACATTGGAACGCAATAGGGCGCGGCTCTGTATATATACCATCATGCTCTCCTAAAAATCTATATACTTCCCATGTCTCATTTATCCAGTCGTACTCCACATCAAATTCACCCTTTAAAGGATCAGGCGTATAAGAATCCACTTCTTCCATTCTTTCTGTTACTGCGCCTGTTAATGGATCTATAGTTTTAATATATGCGATTCTAACTTCAGTTTTAAATTGTATATGTATTCCATCAATACCATCATTAGGCATTTTAATAAATTTATCTAACCCATTTTCATTATATCTAGGTGAATTAGATATATTTATATCTGTATCATAACCAGTATTAGATATAGATTTAAATACAGTTAATGGAATATTAATACTATTTGTTCCACTATTACCATAGTTTTTATATGCTTCTTTTAAAGCTTTTACTTGTTCATCTTTAAGTATTGTAGAAAAGTCAGATATTATTTTAGGAATAGAAATTCTAAACTTTCTATATACATAATCTCTATCAGATATAAATGGAGTAGTATTATCTACTTGAGTATATAAATCAGCAGCAGATATTATTTCTTTATATAACTTGGTTCCTCGTATATCTCTATACGAATACGCTCTACCTACAGTTATAAAATCAAAAAACGCTTTATAATATTTATAAGCTGAATCAGTATAATCTAATATAGCATTCAAAGCATGTTGACCTTGTATAGCTTCTTTATCTATATATTTTTTTCTTGAATCTTCATATACAGATTGAAAATCTGGTAATTGAACATCTTGGTTATTCTGTACGCCTTGCTTTGCATTATTAACTATTTGTTCAAATGTACTCATAGCTAACTGTAATATCTCTTGCTGTATAGTAATATTAAATCTATCTATTACATCAGGGTCAGAGGAATATACAGTAAAATCTACATTTTGTTTTATAAATTCACCCATGTATCTTCTAATCACATCACTAATTATATCATAGTTTCTAAGATATGCCGGAAAACTAGTATATTTAGGATTTTTAGAATTTAAAGGATTAAGAAATTTACTATAATCATCTTGTGATATTATACCATTTATTGTATCATACAACTTATTAGCATCTAATCCGTTATTAGAACATTTAGATACTATATAGTTTATAGTAGGTATATAAAATTCCTTTTTAGTTTTTTCATTTCTACTAGTACGTTGATCTGGAAAATTAGCTATTGTAGCCATAACTATATATTATTTATTAAATTTACGAAGGAAACCATACTCTATCAAATATACTTTTAGTATTAGATGTTTGTAATCTTTTCTTAGTTTGAAGTTCTTGTGTAGCAATAATATCTTTACGTTTTAAATCAAATGCCCATAATATAGCATCAGATACTCTATCATAATTTCCATCATTATCCCATAATTGTAATTCTAATAAAAACGGTAAATCTATTATAAAATTAAACAAATATATAGGTTCATTATTATTTGTATATCCTACTATTTGGTATAAATATGCTTTAAGTAATCTCAAACCTTGCAATTTTCTTATATCATTACCTACAGTCATTCCATATTCGCCTGCTGTTTTATATTTGATATTAGTATCCCATACTACTACTGGCTCTTTAAGTAATAAATTAAGTGCGCCCCATGCTTTGAAATTACTTTTAGTTTCGCCCCTGTTATTTTCAAAAAATAATTTAGCGTTATAATATTTACATAGCATATATGCAATTTTATCTACTTCTTCCATAGATACTCTTCTGCCTACAAAACTAGCAACTCTTCTACGCTTAGCAAAAGGATTAGCTTCAGAAGGTTCCATCCATACAGTAATAGATGCTAATGAATCTTTATTATTAAAATTATCTTTACTTTTACCGTAAGGGTCATAAGTAACAGTGTATACATTTTCTAAAGGTTTACCTTTTTTATCTCTTAATGGCTGATGAAATATTCTAGTACATCCACGTAGATCATCAAAACTTCTAACTGGTACATTTTCTATAAACGGATGAACTAAATTACGATCTGATATTTTACTATTAGGTGTAAAAATAATTTCAGATTCTTCGTTCTCTATTAATATTCCATCTGTATATACTTTATATTCAGGATTATGTTTTACATTATCTACATGTTTATTAAACTCTAAAGATGTAAACATATTTTCAGTAGTACTACTAAATGCTTCACTAGGCATATTAGCATACTGTCCACAATAAACTATATATTTTTGTTCATTTTTAACTTTAGCCTTATAAGATTCCCTTTCTAAATTAGAGATTTCTTCTGCTATTGCGTAATTAGTATTACCATCTAAATCTAATGCTGCTATTCCATCTCCATTAAATCCTTGTAATGATTCTACATAAGGTTTAAAAAATCCACAAATTTTATGTCTTGAATTTTTATCCCATACATTTTCAAATGGCATAAACTTAAAACCATCTGGATTATAGAAATTCCTTTCAAATACAATCCATTTACCTTCAGTAGAACCACCTGTACCCCAAGCAGAAATTAATCCTGTAGTAATACTACCGGCTCTAGTAGTTGGCTCTGTAACATTCATAAACTCATCAAAGTTAGAAAAGTTACTAAGCTCTTCACACTTTATTTCCAATGCGTCTTTACCAATAGCGCAATCTGGATTTGCAGGACCGGAACTAACACTTAATATATGACCTTTATATCCTGCATCTGTATTATCTTTTTCTTTATATCCTATATAAATATCTTCTATATTTCTACTAATTATACCTCTTACAAAAGGTGTATGCTTTTCATAGAAGTCTATTTGGTTCATAGCCATCCTAGTTATAGCATTCCCTTTAATAAGGTATTTTGTATCAAACGCAGCATGAATTATAGTCATATTAGGATGTAAATTTACATCATTTGCAGAATCAGATCCGCTCATATAACTAAATCCTGCCCTACGAGCCTTACCTCCTATTATATGATACGCATTATTAGTTGCAAATTGTTTACTTTTATACCACCAATATTGAGACATGAAAAATTCAGCTATTCCGTATCCCTTTTTACCTGATACTTTTACTTCATATTTACCATCTACTACTGGTATTTTAGAAACAGTTACAGTATTAACTTTTAATTTATTAATATAACCATAATTAATAAAGTTATAATGCTGACCTGTTATAGTTAAAGGTAATAATAAACTATATGCTTCTTGTATTTTACCTTCTTTAATAAGTGAATCATATTTATCTACATCTGACTGTAACAATTTACAATTAGCAGTCATTCCATGTTTACGTCTATGCTCTTCTTGTTTTCTAAATTGTTTATGTTGATATGAATCTACTTCAAAATTAGTATATCGTTTATATTTATCATATGTTATTCCTACTTCTCTAAATAATTCTGTACGTCTAACTTCAAAATTAATATTCATTAAAAAACCAGTACTATTGCCAACTAAAAAATCATTATCTGGATCATAATAACCTTTAGATGCAGCAGTAGGATATTTGGACTTATCTTCAAATACATAATTAATATAAGGAATCTCACTATTATACGCCTTATTCATTTTCTTCTGTATAAATACCTAATCTCTCAGATTTAATATTAAAATTATATATAATATCTAAATCTTCTTTATATCCTACATAGAATATTTCACCTCTAGGTGATGCAAATTTAGAAATAGGGTGATTGTTACCTGTAATATCAGTAATAAACCCTAATGTATCTTCCCATTCTAATACTTCACTAAATCTAATACTAGCTTTTACTATCTTTAATGAGCTTTGATCAAATTTTAGTACCTTTGTATATCTAAGAAGATTATTTTTAATTGTAGGTTTATCTATACTTATAACACTATCTGTAATATTATTCATAATATTAAAATTATTATTATTGTACCACTTATAACACTTATAATAGTTTTTATTTTTTGTCTTTTAATATCTCGTTCTAACTTAGTAATCATATCATCATACATATTATTATTAATAGCTATAATGTTATGTAAATTTTTTATATTATTATTCATTAATGTATGTATACTATTACTATTATTTATATAACTGTAACTTATAGTTTTAATATATTCTAATTTAGAATTTATTTCTATAAGTCTATCGTAATCTGCAAATATTCTGTTTATAAGTCTTATATCTAAAATATCTATCTTAATACTATCTATATTTGTACTTTTGCAAGTACTCTTTAAAGATAATAACATTAATGCTATCAGAATAATTATTATATAACTTAATTGTTTCATTATATTTATCATTTATCTTATCAATATCTGCCGATAATAAATATATACTATCTTGTTTTATAACATTATCTATATATAAACTATCATATAATATCTTTAGATTATAATTAGTTAATGTTATAGAATCTATCTTATATGTATAATATTCTGTTTTATCTTCTAATTTATTATTATAATTTAAGTATATAATTATTAATACTAATGTAAAAAATAATATTTGTAATATATTAAATATATATTTCTTCATATTATTTACCTTTATTTATACCTGATTGTAAAAATTTAGCTCCAAATGCAGTACCAATAAAAGATAATATTAAATTAACACTAATAGGTTGATCTGTTATTTTCTCACATAATAGTAACATTAAAGCAAATAAAAATAGTAAACTAGAAGCTACTCTCATCCAACTTAAATTACCATCAAGATCGGAATGAATTTTAAGCATAGTACCCCTATTTAAAGGGGTACTAATACTAATAGCAATCATCAATACTAACACTACCAGAAAACCAGAATATATACCTAAATTTATACTCATAATAAATCTATATCATTAAGTAATGTAAATGTAAATGAATTACCATATAAGCTAGATGATTTCTTGCATATATTCATAAACTCATTATACTTATTATAATCAGAATGCACTATACATCCCGCGCTATATTTATCAACAATAGTAGATACACTAGTACTACTCCTATGATTATTTATTCCAAATATACCATACTCTGCTGTAAATATAATATCCTCATCTAACACATAATCATAAATTGTATTTATACCTTGATTATGTCTAATAATTCTATCATATATAATAGGAGGATTGCAATCAAGGTAAGAATCTTTATTAAAATCCCTAACCACGCCACAAACTTTCTTTTGAATAAGTGCTTCATATTGCCCTTTATGAAGACCTATATTCCATAGGCCAGTATATTGACCTGGAATAACTATAGCAGTTCCTTTTTTATTTATAGGATTTAATCTATAATATAATCCTGGATCAGTAGTAACATTATATTCTTTTACATATAATGTGTTTTTATATTTCCATATTAGATATTCTTTATCATTAAATCTATTAGAACAAATATTAGAATTTCTAATAGCGATTATATTTAAATTATAATCTAAATCATTATTTAAATATAACTTATAATCTTTGTTTATACAAACTTCTAATATTCTATCTATGTCATATTTCATCTCGATATATATTTTATAATATCACAAATAGCAATATTAGCAAATCTAGTATCAAATGATATAGAATTATATAATCGTCCTTTATTACCAAAATTAGAATTAATAAATTTATTTAATTTAGTAAATCTTGTATCATTTATTATATCTGTTAAAAAGAATACTTTCTTAAACCATATTATTTTATTCTTACTTATATAGTTATATATTGAATTAGTAATATCTTCGTCTTTAGTATTACTACTTATAATATAAATTAATACATTATTATAATTAATATTTCGTTTATTAACTTGTATATTAGTAAATTCAAGACCATTATTATTTAACATATTCATAAGAATACTATTAAATGTTTTATTCTTATTTTCAGAATCACAGATATAAACATTATTCATAACTCTAATTTTATTTGATTACTAATACTTTCCTTATTTTTATTATAATAATAAGTTATAGCTTTTTTTGATTCAGTTACCATATTAGATATAATATGAGGCGTAACTATTTCTATATTTCTTTCATCTTTAATATACAATCCATTTTCATCAATAGCAGGCATACCATATTTGTTGAGAACATATAAATCGTTAATATGAAATAAAATTAATCCATTGCATTTATATCCGAAAGCTGATACCATTAAAGCATATAAAGATAACTGTAAAGAATAATGATTACCATTGCAATCCTCTATATAGTCTAACGGGTATGACATAAATGCTTTTTTTAATACAAAATTAGATGTAACTATTCCATTCTTATCTTTCTTATAATATCCAGAATTAAATAATATAGGTTTTCTATTAGTTTTCCAATCAATTATTATAAACTCATTACCTTTAACTAACAATATATCTATTGTACCACTGACTAGATAATTAGGATTATATACATTTATTTCTGAATAAATCCTATATCCTTTATCTATATAATATTTAATAGTTTTAAGTATTAAAGGGTATTTACCATTTAATCTTAATTCAAACTCACTAATAGACATTTCTCCAATAGTGGTATCTAACAAAATATCCTTTATAGAAAAACATCTAAGTTTATTATCTATATTTATATATTTTATAGCATTGGAAAATTTAGATGTAAATTTAACATGATTTTCTAATTCATTATGTTTCTTATTACCTTTATTAACAGAATGCTTATTTATTGATTCCCATTTAGAGAGAATAGAACTAACACTTTCTCCGGTTTTCCTACTTTCATATGTTGCCCAATATCTTTTATCAAATACTGGTACATAATCATGAATTACAGTTGTAACAGATCTATAAGTATTACCCATATTATCTGTATACTTATGAGTAGGCTCATCAAAGAATATATTCCTATAATCCTTATCTCCTAATAATCTAAATAAATTATTATCTATTAAACTATTAGAACTAATGCTATTATTTATAGTTTTAATCGTCATCATCTGGATCCATACTACTAGTTACAGGTTTATCTCCCCTACTTAACTTCTTAGATTCTTCTTCTTTTCTTAAAGTAGCTTCTGCTGATTTAAGTTCACTTAGCTGCTTAGATAAGTTAGTAGATAAAGATAACATTGATTGTATCTCAACTAACATATCTTTTTTCTCACTATCTGTTACTTCATTTATATTATTTAATTTATTTTTAAAATCTTGTCTGATAGTATCAATAACTTGAATAGATAAATGAAAGGTATTATATAGAGAATTAACTAATTTAGCTGCCACACCATTACTAACATTATCTTCATAATAGTCAATCAATTTTAATACTAATTCATCTGGAATCCATGTAATAGGAAGACCCATTGGACATAATCTATCTTTAGCATATTCTAATAACTCCATATTTTCTAATCCTTGTTTTCTACCTGGACTTCTATAATCAGCTATATAATATACCGCTGTTAATTCAAGGAAAGCATATTTCTTTTGTCTACCATCTGGGTCACCTTTTACTTTATGCTGTCCTCTATCTCGTCTTATTATTTCTCTAATTTCAGGTATAAGTGTTTCCCTAGAACTAACTAATTCAACTATTCCATCTTTTAGTACAAATATATCTTCAAACCTAATTGTTGCCATTATGAATAAATTCTAAGTATTCCTATATCTTTTCTAAGTAACTTTACATTCTTCTTAAATTTACTTCTCTGTATTTCCTTTTTAGTTGCAATTATCCTTAATTCTTCTTTTAACTTAATAGGATCTTTTATATAAGATAGCGAATCTAGTGTTTCATGTAAATCTACTTTTTTATAATTATATTTAAATGTAAATAAAGTAGCAAATCTACAAGTTCTATTTTTATCTATTCCTTGCTCTCTTATAACTTTACTTTGCATTAGTTGAATATCTCTAATATCCAATTCTGAAAGTTCAACTCCAAACATACTACTAGCTTCTCTTATTATATAGTTAGTAGTATGCTTATCGAGCTTAGTAGTATTGCTATCTAATATGTTCATTAGTATTATAAATCTTACCTAATATAGTACTAATATGAGTTATATAATAAGATGTCATATCTATATATGTATCTTTGAATAACTGCATTTTTTTACCACTATCTTGATACTTCAGAGAATCAATTGTAGTCTCTAAGCTAGTTAAATTAATATCAGCTAAACTACGTGTATTCAAACCAAATGAAGATTTAACTTCAGACTTCATAAGAGCTTTAGCTATAAGTAATAATGGATCTTTAGTAACATTACTCTTTATTATAGAAGGACTATGCTTATTATCTTCATCTGAAAATATAATTAATGTACCATCTCCTTGACTAATATTTTCCGGTAATTTTATCCTATCTCCTATATTCAATTTAAGTTTACTTTCATTGATAGCAGGGCAAGTAGAACCTAAATAATACTTAACATTCGCAGGAGTTTTATCTACTTTACTATTCACAACATCAAAAGCCGTAACCTTCAAATGTGCTACTACTACTACATATCCATCTACAGGTACTACATTACTAATACTAGCAAATTCTCCATCTTGTACTTTAACAGGGATTTCATACTTTTCATTACCCTCAAAATCTAATACAATTTTTTTCATTTTTAAAATAATTAATATTATACTTAGGAATTTGTAAACTATTATTTCTATTTATATTAATAATATTATCTTTATCTTTAACTTTAATTTTAGGATTAATATTATTTTTATTAATTTTTACATTCGTATCTTTTATATTAGTATCCATATTATAATTATTAATATTTAATATGCCATATAAAATCATCATCTATGATTGTACTATTATACATTACATTTATAATACCACTTAAATTAATATTAGTAATATAATTAAAATACATAGTTTGAATCTCATTAATATTCATAGTTGCATTTCCATAATACATATCTGTAATATTTTTATTTGTTTCTATTATATAGTCTAATATATACTTTATTAATATATAGTGCAAATAATCTTGAGCATATTTAAGAAAAAATAATATAATTTATTATCACATATATAAATAATAATAATATTAATAATAAAATTAATAATAAAATATATATAATACTATATATTAGAATAGGTAATATATTAAATAATACAGTAGGTAGATTAATCTCATACATTCCTTTTCTAAAGGGAAATCTAAATTAATCTATAAATAAAAAATATAATATTAAAATAATACT